AGTGCTGTCACTTGTAAAATTGTGTACACCTTTTGCAAGGTCTTCCACAAATTGATTGAATTTATTAAAAGATGCCATTATTTATTAATGTTTAAAGTCTTCGGGAATAATTTTTCTACTTCTTCAGGACTCATTGGTTTTTGTTGTTCCTCTTCTTTGTCAAAACTTAGTTTTATCAAATCTGTTTCTTTAAATGGTGTTGTCTTAGTTTTAGAGTCCCTCATATAGTTTATCATTAAAACCCATATTTTTCTAATCCTTAACCATTCTAATTCATCATTAAATTTCTTTTCTTTTTCTTGTTGATCATATCTATTTAAGTGCAATGTCAACTCATACCATGAAAGTTCAAAAAACTGATCTACACTTAATTTCAAATGAACAAAGGCAAAGTCAAGATATTGTTCTATTGTCCATTCGACTGATCCCCCTCCTTCTGATTCAGAGGGGTTTGATCGTTTGGGACTAGCATACTTTCAGCGGTTTGTTTATCCATAGATTCAAATCCATAAGTATCAATCCATGCTGCTACTTCATCCTTACTATATTCAGTTTCCTTATATAATCTAGAATAAGCAACAGATGCAGACCAATACCATGTTATTTGTGCATCTATATCATTGCCATCAAGCAGTACAGCCATATCGCTTAGCTTACACTTCATTTCTTTACAAAATAAAGCTGCTTGCATGGTTCCAAATTTAAAACCACGTTCTGCTCCTAAAACATTAATCTTAACTATGCCTTTGTATTGATCCATTATGATTCGTATTTAGCCCAAGTTCCAGTTATTTCAAATGTTCCACTAAATGTTGTTGCAGCATTCAGAGGGCCAGTAAATGAAAGTGTATTCAAATAAGCTTGAGCATAAATTGTTAGCGTTGTTTGATCACCGATACCAATTGAAACTTCTGTCTTATTTTTATGAATATCAACCAAATCCTGCAATCCATAAGTTGAAGAAGGATTAAAAAGTCCTTCAAACTCTACCGTTGCACTATTACCTGATGGAAGAACGGCACGCTGCCCTGAATTATCCTTGCATGTTATGTCTATCGTAGTGTTCGTGCTACTGAAGGTCGCATTGGTTAAACAACCAATCAATTGACCTCCAACATATACTCCTATATTATTTCCGTTTAAAACTGCCATTTTAATTATTGTTTAATTGTTCTAAATTTATTTTCTCTTTTTGTGGAGGATATTCTCCATCGTATTTAACACCATATTTCAATCTTATAAGTTCATTAGCTAGTTGAGAATCAGATTGAATAACGGTTCCAACCGGGTAACTTCTACCGAATGTATTAACCCATTTTTTTATAAGTCTAACTCTATAAGCCATGAACTGAAAAGGTTGATGATTTAGCGTACAAATTATGATCTTTATCAAATGAATCATATTCATTATCAAAAGTTGCCCACCCAAAAGATTCACCATTAATTGTACCAGAGGATTGACTTTCTAATGCAGTTATTACAGCTTCATTTATAGATGTCACTTTATCATAGCTAGTTGCATAACTAACTACTTCAATAGACCATATATAACCGCAATTCTTTGCACTTGTAGTTTTAGATACAATACGGCAAACGCAATATGGGGCCGTTTCTGTTTCAAAGACCACAACCGGATAGACTTTATATTTGGTTGCAGCTTTGTTTTGCCCAATCTCAGATTGCAATCCGGCATTGTTTTCTAAAATATAAGTTATTGCTTTTAACATATTATTTTATCCAAGTTCCTCCTTCTTTTTTTATGGTGCGTTTCATGTACGACATTAATTTTTTCTGAACGGTTTCCACAATGTTTTTTCCAACTTGTTCAGCCGTTTTATCAAATGCTGGTTTTATAAATGGATAAGCCCTAACAAATCCAATTTGTCTTTTACCAGTTTTTTTAGAAGAAACAAGTCTATGTCCATATTCAACTAAATGTCCATGATTACCATAATAAACACCCTTCTTTCTTCTTGGCCCTACATGAACCATACCTATTTCAGTAGACTTTCTTTGAGATAGCCTTAAACCACCAATTGATTGTTCTAATCTTCCAGTATTTTCAACTTTATCACGATTAGCAACAATATTTTTTGCAGATTCAATTAAAGGTCTTGCTGCATCTAAATGTGCAGCACCCATAATTCTATGGTTTATTTGTTTTGGCAGACCTCTTAAAATATCATCTACCTCTTTAATTCCAGTAACTGATATTCTACCGCTCATGTGAAATAGATTTCGTCAAGTAAATTACTTGTTATTTTAAGCCACCTATTTCTTCCTTCATTGGTCTGAAGAATATTTAAGATTTCATAAACTTGTGTATTCCAAACAATCCTCATAGTTCTATTAATATCATTACGATACCTAATAGTCCATTCAGTATTTTGAAAGTAAGTTAGTCTATCATTTATAACCGTTGTATTTCCTGATACATCATATTTTTTTGCATTAACTTGAGAGTATTCAGGTATTAATTCCCAATCAGTTATTTTATCTTCATTACTTTCTCCATCAACAATAACCGGACGAATAAAATAAATTTCGTGATCAAGATGACCAATAAGATTTTTATGTCCCAACATAAGCTAATGATATTATCTTATTTTTTTCAGAATCACTTAATTTGGCAAACAATAAATTGATGTCATATTCTTCACCAATAAAATAATTAAATTTCCATAGGTTTTCCTGACTTTTAATATCAATTAAACCCGGAACATCCATAGGAGGTATTTTATTAAACTTATATCCTTTTGTTCCAATCCTCATTGTGCTATTATTATCTAATCCACGCTGAAGATTATCATCCCAAATATTCCAGCCCATATCTTCAAGCATCTTTCTGCTCATACACCTACCAGCACCATAAGTGCTTTTATTAAATGTATGTCTACGGCATGAAAGATTTTCGCTTTCTATATAAGCAGCATCTGAAATTCCAAAAAAATCAAATTTGTTAAAATACGGAAAGTAACAATCTAATAAATCATTGGTGATCAGGTCATCAGAACCTATCTCAATCAAATAGTCAAATTTAAAATTACTAGCCTCTTTAAGCCCCTTATTTTTCTTTTTGCCTAATGGGTAATTATCTGCCATAAACCACTTTACATTGTATTTATTGCAAAGAGGTATCATTTCAGGTTCTGATATTACAGCTAATGCCTCTATGTTATAAAGTGGGTGCTTACGCATCCGATCAATACCCATAAAGCATAGTTCTGTAATTTCAGGTCTACGCCAAACGGCTAAATAAACAAGAAGATTAATCGGGGTATCCAGCATTCCAACTAACCTTTATGGTATCCAGTAATGCTTGACTATTCCAAGAAATAGTATTCCAATTCATCATATTAATGCTACCAGCTACTTCATCCTGTCTGTTTTCAAACATAGATGCTACTTGCAGTAACATAGCTTGTTTGATTTGTTCAGGTAAAGGCTCATTCACATTAGCATCGTAACCAGCAGTATATTCAATATTGACTGCTTGAGGATATTTCCTTACATCAGTAGGCCATGTATCAACTTCGCCATCAAGCCCCAAAGCAAAAAGACGGCACATTCCACTATGGGAATCAACCGCAAAATCTGTGCCCTCAACCAATGTCGTAGTTGTTCCATCATCATTTAGATAAGTAAATGAATTGATAGTTTGAACTGGCCCATAAGGAACCTTAATAGGTTCACCATTTAATGGGAAAGTATCCAATTTGATTCTTCTTTCTTGGGTAATAAACGACAGACCAGCGTATTTCTCACACATAATCCTTGATGATTTAATCAACGATGTAATGTATGCGTCTTTAGCTGTCCCCTGATACTCAATATGTATTTTGGCCTCATTAAGACTAATGGGCTCTTTGTCCGGCTGATCTATTACCCTTGAATAAGTAATCATTTTTTAAGCTGAATCAAATCTGATTTGAATTTTTTCAATTCTTCTGCTGTAACTTCAAGTGCCACACCCTTATGGGCAATGACATCTTTTTTTAATAGAAAGGTTCTTTTAGGAAT